CGCTTCTTCGTCTTCGAAGCCTTCGGCTTCTCCTTAACCTCTTCGAGGTTAGAGACAAAGTCAAGAGCTTCTGCAAGAAGCTCAAGAGCCAGAGCTTTACGCTCTGCTGTTGGACGGAAAGTGGCTTGGTTCACTGCCTTACGGCAGTCGCTGAAATTGAAGTTGTTCATCGGAGATGAAGTTTGAAGTTTGACTTCCCAAAGGGCCGACCCTCAAAGCCCCTTAGGAGATAGTAGTACAATAAGAGAGTCGTAGACTCCTCTCTCTTATTGTACTACATCTCTACTTTGGAAACTTCTCATTCCTCTACGAAGTAGAGTAATGGTTGAAGCCAAATCTCGGTAGTCACAGGAAGTCAACAAGTTGACTACGCGCCCTACGGCCTGTACACCGCTCCGCCAAGGGACTGCTTCCTTGACCGAAATGTCACCCCGTTAAGGGGTGGTTTGGAGCATCAGGTCAACGTAGTTGGGGGATTGTCCTCTCCTTCGGAGCAACGCCTGCCTGCGCAGACCTTCTACCACAGGTAGAAGTAAACCAAGCTAACTGACTGTAAGTCAGACAAAAAGCTGAAAGTTACAGCGTAAACGCTGTAAAGTTGCCTTGGCAAGTATCGAAACTACGTTTCGGTTGCCGCTGACTGCTGCTTATATACATATATAATCCCCACGGTATATATAACTCCCATCTTTTTTCGGCGTGATCTTGAGATATTGACTTCAGAACCAATTTCACACGAAAACATCTAACCCTTTTGCTTACAGCAACTTAGAAGCCTTGCTTTAAAGCGTTGCTAGACTATTGACTTTTAAGATTTTCCTTTATACCTTTACGATATCGAAGCGATTCAGATGAAGAAAGCATCCAAAGATGGTTTTTGCGTGTACGCATATGAATCCTTTACTTTATGGCGCGAGAATAGTTGTATCTAAGCATGAGAACAGTAAAAAAGGGGGATCCTAGAAACGTAAGGGTTCAGTCCACCACCACAACCCAGGCTAGTCAGAAGTCTAAGAAGGGTAAGTCTAAGTCAAAGACTATCTTTAAGGATGATCAGAAGGTTACAGACCTGGATACTGGTGAAACTGTAAGCAGCAAAACTTTCCAGAAGGACAAAGACGGGAAGATCAAGAAGTTTAAGAGCACTACTGAGATCAAAAACAAGCAGGGGGAGCTGTTGGCCAAGCAGGTTGACAGGAAAAGCCGCAGCAGAACAAGAGTTACCAGACCTGGACGTAAAGCGGGGTACTGATAAAGGCAAGAGGCAATAAGGCTTAATAGAAAGTAGTGTATATTTGCCTCATGGCTACACTTACGGTAACAATAACAGAAGCGGTAACTCTAAACGGTGCTTCTCGTGGGTCTACAAACACCCATACAGAGTCAATAACTCAGATAGACCACAGGATTGTAAGTTGCTTGCACTCTGCAGAGCAAACTGTGGTTCTTTTTGACTCTGCTGTAGCTGCTGGAACCATAAAAGACGCTACTCTTGACTACCTAAGGCTTACAAACCTTGATAATACCAACTTTGTAAACGTAAGGGTGAGGGGAAACAACGAAGAGTACTTTGTAAAGCTTGAAGCTGGCGATAGCTTCATACTTAACAACTCAGTTATGGATGCTAACGCTACAGGTGGCGCATCTGTTTCTTTAGCCAATATAGATTCTATAGGAATACAGGCAGATACTGCTTCTTGTGATGTAGAGATCTTCGCAGGAGCTTAATAAAGCAATCATATACTTAAGATATGAAATACATCAAGAAAAAGGGGAAAAACGGAGGTAAGAGACCGTCAACATATCTAGACACTGCTCTGACTCGAAAGCAGATGGAGGAAAGAAAGAGAATGCAGAAAAAAGCTAAGAGCGCTTTTTTCCAGCAGCTTCCAGACAATACTCCACAAGAGGCTAAAGTCGCAAGAAAATACCCAGGTGCTGATCTTCCATACGACGACGATGCTCCTGCAAGAAAGAAGTCTATGAAAAAAGGCGGTAAGTTTCCTGATCTAAACAAAGACGGCAAGGTAACTATGGCCGATATCCTTATGGGTAGGGGCGTCAAGAAAGGCATGAAAGGCATGAAGTATGAAAAGGGCGGTAAGTTTGACCCTAGAAAAGCCTCAATGATGAAAGGCCTAGAGGCTAAAATCAAGAAGGCTAAGGGCACCGCTGCTGCTAAGCCACTTATTGATCAGTATAGAAAGCTCACTGGCACTAAGTGAACAAATAATGAAGACAATAAGATACCAGAACGGAGGCAAAAACGGCAAACAAAAAACAGTCAAGTTTGCTGATCATAGCATTACAAGCTTCCAACCCTCTCTTAGGGAAAGAGCTATGGCTAAGGGTGGAGCATCAAAGAATATTTCATCTCTGAGCGAAGAGCAAAAGAAGAAGCTTACCACTAAGTACAGGAGGGGTGGTAAGGTTGAAGAGCCAACTATCTCCTCATCCTCTGGGATCGACTTCCGAACTGAAAAGCAGAAAAAACAAGACCTCAGGGCTGAAAGAAAGCAGGAGCGAAAGGATGAGAAGGAAATGATCCCCGCGAAGTATCGCAATAGAGGCCAGGCTGGTCTCGACAGATACAAAGCGGATATGGCGAAGAAACGCTCTAGGAAAAACGCTAAGGGATTGGCTAAGATCTTTGGAACTAAGGCGGCTAGAAAAAAATCAGCTATTGCAAGAAAGGCTGCTAGAGCTGCTAAGAGAAGAATGGCGGGTAGCAGAGGAGCTGGATGCCAGGGTAAGGGCTGCGGTGCTTACGAATAAGTGAATAAACGCTACTTTAATCCAATCAGGAAACGAAAAGATCCTGGAGTAGAAAATGAAAAGAGACGCTTAAACAATGAAGCTATCAAAAAATCTATCACTCGACGAGGTGACAAAAAGCAACACGGCTAACCGCCTTAACATAGACAACACTCCAGATGATTGGGCTAAAGAAAATCTCAAAGCTACTGCAGAACATGTATTTCAACCTCTTAGGGACGCTTTCAAGTGTCCTATATACGTGTCGTCAGGCTATCGTGGGCCTGAGCTCAATGCTGCTATCGGCGGTTCAAAGCGCAGTCAGCACATGGAAGGCCGAGCACTCGATCTTGACGCTGATGTATTTGGACGCTGTACAAACGGTGAAATCTTCCGCTGGATACTCAATAATGTTACGTTTGATCAACTCATTTGGGAGTTTGGTGATAAGGATAATCCTGATTGGGTTCACGTGTCTTATGTGCATGATGGGATTAATCGCGGGAGGTGTCTCAAGGCTTGTCGTGATGATGAGGGAAAAACTTACTACGAAGTGATATTTGGTAAAGGACTCTGATATGTTAGGACTTGGAAATACCGTAACGAAACAATTGTATGTATCTTCTGCTGCGGCTGAATACGACTCTACCGTGTATCTGGAGTTTGATGGCGTAAATGAGTACGGTGAACTGAGCGGTAGTGGTAAAGAAACCTTTTTGCACGCTGTGGGCACTACAGGCGGCACCATTTCTTTCTGGGTTAGGTCTTCTGATATTTATCATTCAGGCAGTGGTAATTTTAGATACATGATCGGCGGATTTGCTTTCAGCTCTCCAAACGTAAACACCTTTTATATCGCAACTAAAAACGATAGTGGAACTAACAGGATTGTCACTCTACGGTCGGACCTCAATGTCGCTACAGGGACCTCAACCGTGTGGTCTGACTTTAAGACTGATAGCGCAGATCACTTGAGTGACAATACATGGCACCACATAGCTGTAACCATTAAGCCACATGGTTCTAGCTGGAGGACGCTTTTGTTTGTGGATGGAACGGGAGCTACACTCACTACTCACGGCTCAAGCGTCAACGCATCTAATTCATCCGATCCTTCGGCCGCCGACTTTCCGCAAACGATAGCGAGATATAATACCATTTACAGTGCCATGGATATAAATGAAATGGCCTCGTGGAGCACAGAGCTTTCTTCATCTGAGATATCCTACATCTACAATCAGGGATTGACTGGATTTGATTTTACACAAAACGCTGGTGATTATACAAGTGCTTCCGACCTGTACACCTGGCACACTATGGGTGAAAAGGATGAAACGGAGTCTATTGAGCCAGACTCTTCTGGAAACAACAGAGACATGACACTGTTCAACGCACCGTCTAGATTAACGCACTAATGGCATCTTCTAAAAAATATGCGATTGTAGACTACTCGTCGATTACTGACGCAATGATTGGTCAAGTTCTTCAAGATTCAGAAAGCACTTGCAGAAGATCTGTTAGAGGAACCGACAGAGCCATACTGTCGTGGATCGGCAACAAGCCAACTACGCTTTATGGAACCACTCAATACACTCACGCTCAGATTTTATCTATCGTTGATGACGTAGATGGAGACTGGTATTCAGATCCAGAGAACTATGGCTAAACAAGTAAATACGTATGCACCTCCCCCTAACACGAAGCGCCCTGGAGTCCATGCTAAATCACAGACTTCAAATCACAAGCATTCTTCTAGATATAAAAAGAAGTATAGAGGTCAGGGACGCTGAAACATCGCGTAGAACCTCTGCACCAGAAGACGAGCCTTCTGAGTGAGGGCATACCTCACCCTGTAGTTGTACTTTGTTTCCTCTCTGAATAGATGATCCTCTATTTTTTGTGAGGGTGTCATCTTATCAAAGTGTTTGTATATGTAATCTTGGTTAAGGAGTTCATATACAATGCGTTCTGCTAATTTTTTTTCTACGTATTGGTATTTTTCTGCAGCATACTTAAGTGTCCAGAACTCCAAGTCGTATGCCCAAAGCATGAACATAAGCTCTTTTTCGAAGATGTCATTTTTTTGACAGAACTCTAGGATGTTAATTCTTAGATCCTTAAGGAAGTTATTTTTTACGTACCTTTGATTAAGGACAGAAAACTCACGAAAGAGTTTCTTTTTTGCAACTTTACTTTTTGGCATCAAATATGGAGTTCGATAACTACGAAGATATGGAGGAAGAGGGGTTTTGGTTCGAAATTCAAGAACTAGCCTTTGTCGTTAATGAGATTATAACCAGATATGGACTTCAAGAAAAGGTCATGTCCTCTATTGTTGTGGGGATATTAGAGCCCGCTGGTGAGAACACAAGTTCTATGAAAGCTTTCTTCCATCACAACTTAGAAAATGACCAAGAAGTAGAGGCTCTGTGCGGATTTATGAAGGATTCATACGATATGAACAAGCCCGACATAGACGATCTACTTGACGGAACGGGTATATCACTTAATTAAAATGGAAGGACTTATTAGAAAAATCATCATCGGGAAAAACCCGAAGGATGCGATGGCTTATTATGTTGGCATGAGGGCTGGCAAGGGTGAAGTTTCTACGATAATATTGGACGACAGGCACCTGCATGTGCATGGTAAAACAAGATACCTTGTCTATATTAGCACTGAAGGATCTGAGGTCCTTTGGAAAGCAGTGGATGAGATGCCCTGCATAGTTGAATTTGATTTAAATTTTTAATGAAAAGCATGCTTGGCTTTGTCGTTGAGATTCCAAAAAAACTCAACGATACCGTTACGCTTGAAAATGGCGTAGAGATCTACATGGAAACAAAGTTTGACGAGTTCAGGCACAGGACCACAAAAGGAACTGTTGTTTGTTTGCCCGCCAAACACAAAACCGATGTGCAGATAGGAGACACTCTGTATTTTCATCACCTTGTCGTGATCAATGGGGGAACGCCGCTACCAGGCTTTGAGGATTGCTACAGTGTTAGGTATGATCCAGAAAACCCAACAAGCTCTCACGCTATAGCCTACACGCCTAAGGGGTCAGATGATATTATTATGCTGTCTAAGTGGTGCCTCCTTGAGGAGGTTGAGGAGGAGGAAGAGGTTCAGTCTGATATTATTGAGACCGTAAAGCTCTATGAAAGACCCACATCTAGAGCCGTCATCTTCAAGTCTTTCGAGGGTTCCAAGGATGAGTTCGGTGTGGAGGAGGGTGACGTTGTAGGGATAAGAAACAAGTCCGACTACAGGATAGTTATCAATGATGTCGAGTACTACAGAACTCGACCACACGATATGCTTTATGTCGAAGAAGAAGTTCACAACGATTGACGCAGCCAAGCGCCTGATGTCGTCGATGGAAATGGCAATAAACAATATGATCGACGAGATCAAAAAGCCTGTTGATCCAGAGATCAACGGTAGCGCACGTAAAGCAGAGCTGCAGTCTATTAAGCAGACAGCTACTGATGCTAAGGAACTAATTGTTGAAAGACAGCGATTAGAGCAGATGATAAAAGACCTTACCACCAATGGATCAATCGAAGAAGCAAAAGACTACAGCGGAGGTTTCGCTGAAAGATTCTCTAAATAACTGGAAAGAAATAGTATGGCAGTACAATAGAACAGATTTTAAGTTCTGGGAAGATTCCTGGAACGATGATTTCGAGGACTGAGTTGTTGGTTTTCGTCAGGCGACCCTCTACGTATCATGGGTTTATCAACTGGGGCGTAGTTCAGTTGGTTAGAGCGTCTGTCTTATACACAGGAAGTCGCGGGTTCAAGTCCCGCCGCCCCAACAATTTATTATATTTGAAACATGAAAGTCAAAAAGCGAGACTATAAGAAAGAGTATGAAAAGTACGGGAAGGGCGGAAAAGCCAAGAAGTACAGGGCATCACTCAATCGAACAAACCGTCGTAAGGGAACTTACGGGAATGGCGATGGTCTCGACGAGGCCCATGTGGGTTCATCTGACAAAACTACCCCTCAGCCCGAGTCAAAAAACAGAGCGAATAACAGACCCAAAACAAGAAGAAGCCGATGAAACCGATTATTGGGAAAGAAGCAAGAGCCCTCAGAAGAAGGGGCAGGACGCAAGTTAGAGACGCCAAAACAGAAGATCTTTTGAGGATGTTGAGCGAACGGGGTTTTGTGCCTGCTGGCTTTTTCAACCCAAACTCAAGAGATGTTGTTGTGTTTCCTGGATCAGATGATTCCGTTCTAGAGCATGAGATGATACACTCTGAGCAGTATGGACCCCTATTAACTGCTCTGGGTTTTAATCCAAGGATTCAAGACAGGCAAACTAGAAAGGCTGTTAGGGGCATAAACAAGGCAATGGATAAAGATGCCTTCAAAGATGTTGAGGGATTTAGCCCGCTTCAGTATATGCTTGAAAATCCTATTGAATTTGAAGCTATTCTTAGGTCGGCAGTAACGTCTCCCGAGGCCCAGGCTATAGATTTTCAAGGAGATTTCGATGACATATCTCAATCATTAAGTAGTCTCCCTAGAGATCAAAGCAATACTAACCTTAGACTTTTGTCTAGTGCGATGTCTCAGAGTGATTTTGATGACAGACAAAAAGATTTGTTTTTAAGAGCTATTAGATCTAATTTAAACAGATGAGAAACATTTTAATTTTAATTCTACTCGCAATGTTTGTTGGCGGATGCTCCCCACATACTACCCCCGTAAAACACAAGAGATACCACAAGCATAAGCTTCAGGGACCAGACTTCCCAGACATTGGGAACCTTGGTCAATCTCCCTGTGCTGACTGGTAATAGGGCATGCGCTCGTAGCTCAGTTGGATAGAGCATCTGCCTTCTAAGCAGACGGTCACAGGTTCGAATCCTGTCGGGCGTACAAAATTTAATACAATGGCTGACTACATTTGTTCTTGCGAAGAGAAGCACGAAGAATCCAGAAGCGGTGTTTCTATCAAGTTTGGCTCTGACGGGGCCTACCACGACATCAAGTGTCCATGCGGAAAGTACATGCAGCTTAAGAATCCCAAGGTAGGGGCTCCAAGCTTCAGAAGCAATCGTTATGGCCAAGTCGTCTGATGATCAGGACTCTATCGCAATTTGTCCCAAGGGTACGAAAGGTGAGAGTGTTGAGATCGGTGGGTTGGTCATTGTTCTTCCCGCTACACCTCCCAAGGAAGAAATTGCAGGATATGGACGTCCAAACGACCTGCAGCTGTGGGAGAGGGTTTCTATGCCCGAGGAGCTGTCTAGGATTAAGTCTATGGATGAGTGGGGGGAGATGCCAAGGGAGTTTCGACAGAAGTTTTCTCCGTATATCGAAGAGGAGTTTCGCCGTCGGCGTGAGGGCTTTTGGTTTTATAATAACGGTGAGCCTACATATATTACGGGTAGGCACTACATGATGCTCCAGTGGACTCGGATGGATATAGGTTATCCGAGCTTCCTTTCTTTTCAAAGAGATATTTTCGTACATTTAGCAGCGTGTGAGGCGGATCCGCGCTGTATTGGCCAGTTGTACACTAAGTGCAGGCGGAGTGGGTATACGAATATCTGCTCCGCTGTCCTTCTAGACGAAGCGACGCAGGTCAAGGACAAACTCCTTGGAATCCAGTCAAAGACTGGTAAGGACGCTCAGGAAAATATATTCATGAAGAAGGTGGTGCAAATGTTCCGCCACTACCCCTTCTTCTTTAAACCCATTCAAGATGGTACCACAAACCCACGCATGGAGCTGGCTTTTCGCGAGCCGAGTAAGAGAATCACGAAGAACAATAAGACTACGCAGAAGGGCGAGGCTCTTAATACGGTAATCAACTGGAAGAACACAACTAACAATGCGTATGATGGGGAGAAGCTCCACATACTGTATTTAGATGAGGCAGGCAAATGGGAAAGACCAACAGACATAAGAGACGCTTGGAGGATACAGAGGACGTGTTTGATCGTAGGGCGAAAAATCGTAGGAAAGGCTCTGGTAGGAAGCACGGTAAATCCCATGGACAAAGGTGGAAAGGAGTACAAGGATCTTTGGAGGGACTCGAATCCGAACGAGAGGAATGCGAATGGTAGGACACGGTCAGGACTATACCGCCTCTTTATCCCTGCTTACAACTCTCTGGAGGGATTCTTTGATGTCCACGGACACCCTATCGTTAACGATCCTGATCAGCCTGTGGATGGTCTTGACGGGGATAGTATTTTTCAAGGGGCGCGGACGTACTTGAAGAACGAGAGGGACAACCTCAAGAACGACCCCTCCGAACTCAACGAGGTTACTAGGCAGTTCCCTTTTACAGAGGACGAAGCCTTTAGGGATAGCATCGAGGGTAGCCTCTTCAATGTCGGTAGGATATACGAGCAGATCCAATACAATGAAGAGCTCTTCCCCAACCCTGTCGTCGTAGGCAACTTCATCTGGAAGAACGGGGAGCAAGACACCGAGGTTGTGTTCAAGCCAGACCCTAACGGTAGATTCCGTGTGGCGTGGTTGGCACCGGAAGACATACGTAACAAGACTAAAATAGAGCGCGGCAAACGCGTAGCACCGAATGCAGAGCTGGGGGTAGGCGGGGTTGACTCTTACGACCTTGACGCCACCGTCGATGGACGGGGGTCTAAGGGAGCGCTACACCTATACAACAAGTTTCACATGGAGCACCCTGCTAACATGTTTGTTGTGGAGTATGCGGCCCGCCCGCCTTTGGCTAAAATATTCT